GCGGTTCAGACATCGCAACTCTGGCTGGTTACAAGGCGCCGGGAGCCGCCATCAAAAAGGACCGCTCAGGTGTGGAAACCGTCATGCGTAGAATTTGGTGGGCCAATAGCGAAAAGCGTGGGTGCGTCAGTATGCACTTCTTTACAGCAGAAAACGCAAGGCTGTTCCTCCAGAAGAAACCGGTTCAGACGGAGGATGTGAAGTGGTTTTTGAACACAGTCATCCCTGATGCGGAAATCATCGGACGCCAAAGGGCGGCGAGCAAGGCAGAGGCGGATAAAGCAGCGGCTGACATGGAAATTGCAGAGGGCAAAAGCCAGCTTACTGCCCACAGCGAGCAGCCCAACCTCATTGATCGTCTGGACGCAATCATCCTCGAATGTGCGTTACTGAAGAAAGAATTACGGCAGACAAAGTGAACAGATGAGGAGGGCAATATGGAGCCATCGGGCGGCGGATTATTCCGTCGCCCTTTTCATGCTATAAGTCAGAAGGGAGCGGTCAGTATGAGGAACTTTGATAGGCAGTATCGCTTGTCGGCGGGGCAGGCAGGGTCAGTGGGGTTTGAAATCGGAGAAGGGCAGAGGCCCATCCATGTGGCGTTCTCCATTGAGAAGGCTGACACCGACAGCCAGAATACCGCCAAGGTGTCCATCTGGAACCTGAATGACCAGCACCTTGCGGAACTGAACAAGAATGACTGCGTGGTGGTGCTCCGGGCTGGATATGGGACGGTGATGCCGCTCATATTCACCGGCGTAGTGACCTTTGCCAAGACGAAGGCTGATGGGAACGATATTGTAACCGAAGTGGAGCTGGTAGATAACCGGATTGAAGTCCGTGACACCTATGTTTCCGTCAGCTATGCCGGAGCAGTCAACTGCAAGACGCTGATACAGGACACGGCAGATCAGATGGGCCTGACGGTATCGTTCTCGTACAATGCGGAGTTCAAGGATATTCCCAACGGTTACAGCTATGTAGGACCGGCCCGAAATGTGCTGACCAAGGCGTGTGAAACAAGCGGCCTCGTGTGGAGCATCAATAACGGTGTCCTTCAGGTCAAAAAGCCGGGGGACACCATGAGCCGGGAGGTCTATGAGCTGTCTGCTGAAACCGGACTTCTTGGAATACCTGAGCGAGTGCAGATTTCTGATGAGTCAGCCGGAAACAGCTATGGCTGGGATGTGGAGTACCTGATGAACGCCGCCATCAACATAGATGACTATGTTTACCTGAACAGCCGGTATGTCCGTGGCTACTTCCGGGTCTACTCGGTTTCCATTGATGGCGATAACTACGAAGGCTCGTGGAGCTGCACAGCTCGGCTGCTGGAGGTTAAGTAAGAACAGGGTACATAAATTCAACTGGAGGTGATGCACATGATGCAGGAGTTTGTAGACCAAGTGAATAAGACCGCCCGGAAAGCCACCGAGGATATGCACACCGCCTTGCCCGGAGTGATTACCTCCTTTGACCCCGGCTCTGGAATGGCATCAGTACAGCCGAAAGCCAAGTTCAAAAAGCCGGACGGGAAAACAATGGACTTCCCGGAAGTGACGGGGGTGCCGGTAGTCTTCCCTCAAAGTGCTGGAGCAACGATTGCTTGGCCTATTAAGCCGGGGGACGGATGCCTGATTGTTTTCAGCGAGTCTGCCCTTGACTACTGGATGTATGGGAAGGAAACGGACACGGCCCTGAAGTTCGACCTGAGCAGCGCCATAGCAATTCCCGGCCTGCTCGCAAAGGGAAACCCCGCCATGCAGACAGCCTGCGGAGAGGACGCTGTGGTCGTTGTGGCCGGGGGAACTACGCTGAAGGTAACGCCCAGCGAAGTAACCATCATCGGGAACCTGAAGGTCAACGGGAAGATAGAGGCTACCGATGATGTGATTGGGAAGGGCATCAGCCTTGCGACCCATACCCATACCGGGGACAGCGGTGGCAGCACATCTACCCCGAAGTGAGAAGGGAGGAACACATGATAGACCTGAAACTGGACGCCAGCGGCGATTTGGAAATATCGCCTGCTGGCGATATTTCTGCTACGGAGAGCATTGTGCAGGCGGTTCGCATCAGGCTGCTCTGGTTCTTTGATGAGTGGCGTCTGGGGCCTGCCTTCGGGTTTCCGTATTTTGAGAACCTGTTCGTAAAGAACCCGAACGAGGTCAAGCTGAGGCATCTGATCCGGGAAACGGTGATGAGCGTGGAGGGAGTCACCGAGGTCAAGGAAATTAGTTTCCAGCAGGAGCGCAGCACCCGGCAGACCGCCATCAGCATTATCTTTTCAACAGACGAGGACACATTCAGGGAGGAGGTAAAGATTAAATGGCACAATATGGATTGACGCCGCAGGGACCGAACCCCAAGCGGTTGGATGTTGTGCTGGATGAGATGCACCAGCAGATGACAGGGCGGCTGGGCGTGAACACCCGGCAGAACCCGCAGTCCCTTCTGAACCACATCCTTACGAATGTGGCAGACCGTATCACAGAGCTGTGGGAGTTTGGCGTTGATGTCTACCACTCGCAGTACCCATCAAGCGCAGAGGGCATCAGCCTTGATAACGCAGCGCAGTTTGGAGGTTCTACCCGTGAAATGCCTGCAAAGACCTACTACCGCATCCTCTGTACGGGGCTTGATGGTACGGTAATCCCGCAGGGGACAATGATTGCATCGGACACAAACCCCAAGACCGACCTGACGCTGGCTGAAGATGCGCAGATTACCCGTTCTGCCTTCAATAAGGCCAAGGTAATCATAGCGTCCCCAGAGGCTACAATGGCGCTGGGAGTCGCTTTGAATGGAGCCCTATACACCATCACCCCTGACCCGGAAAAGAGCACCAGCGAGAATTTAGAGGCTCTGGCAGCGGTCATTCAGGATGATGATTTCACTGTCGAGGTAGAGAGCGATGCTCTTGTTATTGAGGCAGTGGATGAAATCAGCTCAAATGTGATGGTCTTGTCAGAAAACCTGACCACGCAGGAGGTAGGCAGCGTCATCACCTTTGCCACCGTGGAGGACGGGGACATCCTGATACCCAATGGGGTAATCAACAAGATCGTGAAGGCCGTGGCGGGTCTTACTGCTGTGGTCAATGTGGGGGAGCGCATAGCCGGACGCCTGACGGAAACCGATATTGAGTTCCGCCGGTCCTATGCGGATAAAATCTACAACCGGTCTTCCTCCATGCTCGAAAGCATCAAGAGCGCCATCTTGGAAAATGTTCAGGGCGTTCTGAGTGTGGCTCCATACGAGAATGACACCAACGAAACCGATGCAATGGGGCGGCCTCCACACAGTGTTGAGATTGTGGTGGATGGCGGCGACGCCACAGAAATCGCCCAGCAAATCCTGAATACACGGGCCGGGGGCATCAGTACCTATGGCAGCGTACAGACAACCCTGCGTGGCGTCTACGGAGAGGAGATCGTTGTCCGGTTCAACCGTCCGACCTACATCAAGGTCTGGTTCAAGGTCGGTGTGACGCTCAGTAAAAGCACGAACCCGCCAACCAACTACGCAGAGCTCATCAAAGAGCAGATTGTAGGGCAGGTGGCAGCTCTGGAGGCCGGGGAGAGCGTAATTCCCCAGAAGTTCAACCTGAGTGTTTCCGGTATCGACTACATTGATGTCTGGCTGTACTCAACTACCGAAGAGGGCGACACGCCGGACACGGGGGATTACACCAAGCGTACGGTGAGCATCTCTGCCAGAGAACGGGCTGTAACGGATGAGAACAGGATTGAGGTGGTCATTGATGGCTGATTATGTTGAGCTGCTGCGGAGTGACCTTTTAGAGCAGTTCAAGGATAAGCCGGTCATCGATGCGCTCATGGAGGCCATCGGAACCCAGCTCAACGATGTGCGCCGGTTCTTTGAGGACCTGCGTGACCAGCGGGGAGTCCATACCGCCGTAGGCAAGCAGCTTGACGGCGTGGGCGACATCGCCGTTCTCAGCAGACTGGAGGCTGGCGAGCTGGCCTGCGTCAAAGAGTCGGTTTATGTGCTCGATGACGAAAGCTACCGGAACTACCTGATTTATAAAATCTGGAAGAACACCAACAACTGCACCTACTACGACATCATCAAGGCGTTCCGTATGTTCTGGGATAAGCCTCTGTACTATCGGGAGGACCCGGAAATCCCGGCGACAATGATTTTTGAAACAGACACGCTCCCGCCGGAAGTCGATGTGGCAAGGCTGCTGACTGCTCCATTCATCAAAGCGGCCGGTGTAGCAATAAAGATAATCGCCAAAACCGAAACATCGGAAATGATGACGGAACTGCCTATAAGCGGAGTGGTAGGCCGAGGCTACATGGTGACCACGCTGCCGGAAATACCGGTGGGAGAGGACTTCATAGACACTGTGCTGCCTGTCCCAGCGGCGCAGAACATTACCCAGACAAAACTGCCTGAGATTGAGGAGGATTGACAATGAGCAACTACTATGGCTTTGTGGTGACAGATGCAGGAAGAGAGCTGATAGCCAAGCTGGTGGCAGGGCAACAGCTGAACATCTCCCAGATCATGGTGGGGAGTGGATATATCCCGGAAGGAACCCGGCCAGCAGAGATGACAGCTTTAGCTGAACCGGTTGCGGCGGGAACATCCAACACGCCGGTATACGATGGCGACAGTGTTCGAATGATGGTA